AAAGCCTAGAAGATATAAAACTGAACGTTTCGGTACCCTGAAGAGGTTAATCTGTGGCAGTGAATCCACCTTGAGCGCCTTAAAGCTCTAAACTGAAGCCAGTGCGCTTTAGCCACTGGTTGTTCACTATAATATACATCTAATTCAACAATTAGAATCTTCTTATTCTTCTGTCGGGTTCAGATTTTTTTATTGCAAAGCTACTCGGTTTGCTACCAAGACCCCGAACTCCCCCAGTGTAAATAGATTGAGGAATAATGGTGGGTTCTGGTGTTGTAGTCGTAGTTGTTGGTTCAGCCGTTGTTGTAGTCGTAGTTGTGCTTTCTTCTCCTGATAAAGCAACTATAATTGTATCTGTATTTTTTAAGGGTTTAATTCGATTTTTTCCTGTTTTTTTAATCTTCATATAATTATTTAGTCAATTGATGACAATTATTAATGTTATCTGATAATCTTTCTAATGTCCACTGTATCTCTACAATCTGTGATTCATAAAAAGACATATCACAATTATGTTTTTCATTAAAAAGGGCGTTCCCTAAATATGTGGTACAACACAGTATAAACATTATAAAAGTAACAATTTTAAGTATTTTCATCGGTTTCTCCTATCAATTCATTCGCTATATTATAATTATCCTTGCTAATCTCATATCCAACATAATTTCTGTTATTTAATGCGCAAATTCGTGCGGTTTTACCTGTTCCAATAAAGGGGTCTAGGACCAACCCATTCTCATTTGTATAATTGCGTATAATTAAATCTATAAGAGCAGTAGGAAATGAATCTTTATTCTTATAACCCTTTATGTTATCTCTTTCTATTAATAATACATCCGGCCTATATTCCTTAATCAAATTATTAGTAGAATGTTTACCTTTCCTAAAGGCTAATATATGCGCATATGTTAATATATACAAATTCATATTCAATGTCTTAGCCCAAATTTTATAATTAAATAGGCTTAATTTATCCTTTAAAATATCTATAACATCTATATGTTTTGTATAAATTATACCATTCATTTTCCTATCTGTTGTTATAGATACTAAATTACCCTTAGAATTTAATTTATCCGCACATTTTCTATAAATCTTATATAAAAAAACTTTATATTCATCCAAGTTATAAGGTGTTTCTGCTAGATCTGGCGGATGTAACACAATAAGGTCATATAAATGAGGATCTTTCTCTATTAATTCTAATGCATCGCCGTGATAAATCTTATTTAAATCCATAAAAATATATTCCCTCTTGTTTAGTGATCTCTTGGGTTATCTTTTTATTAGATAAATGGGACTTATTAGTCTTCATCCACCAAACGTCTTTTAATTTAAAGCCTTCTGCCAATATAATATCATTAAAATCATTAGAAAGTTGTTGCATTCGTTCATTTGAAGTATTCCCTATATTAACCGCAAAAATACCATCAGATACAAGGCAGTTTTTTATATTTTTAACAGTCTTTCGCCAATATTTCTCCAACCATTCATTGTAATCTGGATATTTATTGTAACATTGTGTTTCTTCATCACTATATATCTCTACATTATGATAACATGGAGATGAAAATGCGAAATGTATCGGAATATCTAATGAAATTTCTTCGGAACCTTTGCATTCTATATGAGCCCTATCATTAAATTCTAAATAATTTGCCATTTTTTGAAGTCCTAAATATGTTTCTGTATTGGGCTCATAACCGTAATAATGTACATTTTTGAAACCGCAACTCATTAAACCTAATAAACGTGTACCAAATCCACAACTGTAATCCAAAACATTCTGATTATCTTGAACATGATGTGAATATATTGTTTTTGCCACTATTGGTTTAAAAATAGACCCCATTGAGGCAACACCACTACTTTTAGCTCCTTGTATTATCATTGCAGGAGTTATATTCATCGGCCATTGACGCGGTGTTCTGTTTTTTGTATTATATAACAATGTATTTCCTACTCTATTTCTTATGATTTTAAATAATGTTTCCTTATTAGTAATGGAATCATAAACAGATTTCCTATTTCCCGAACGAATTTTAAGAATATTAGGGAAAAAGTACTTATATATCTTATCACCTAATCGACTAATATTGTCTAATTCGTTATTTTTATTTAATTTTAAGGTCTTAGATTTACATAGTTTCTTCCAATGTCTTTCTATAGACTGAGGTTCCTGTTGATATTTCATGAAATCATATTTTAAAAAGAAATTCAACAGATCTTTTGCAATTTCGTCTCGTTGTCCCTCTGAAAGTGTCTTTAAGTAATGATAAGTTAACGGATTACCATTCCAAACAATTAAGTCTAACATATTGCAATTTATATCATTACTGATTCTATCGGTTTCAGGGAAGTCTATAGGAATAGTTGGATCCCATTCTAATTTTCGTTCTTGTAAATTTGGATTAAATGTGTAAGACATAATAAAATTATAACCTATATATAAGGTTAAACAACAATAAAATTAGACTTTTTCAGATTTTCATGTGCCCAAAGGGGTTGTAGATTACTATAATGAAAACATTTTTGTTGTTCTTCATTTTTTGTTAAATCAAATGATGAACAGGGTCTAATATGATCTACATGCCAATCTCCATAATTTTCCCATGACATACCTGGTTTAAATTGTGATTCTAAATGTTCTTTAAGTGTAGAAAGCTCACATCCTATCAATTCCATGGTGTCATGTTTCTTTCTAATACCCCTTAATGCATGGTATAATCTTGTTCTTAATATACTTTTAAGTTTAAAATTAATGTCAGTATTGTATAGATTACGACGCCTTCTTCTATAATATCCTCTTAATTCGTCCCTATTATCCTTATACCATTTTTTATTTTGTTCAATATATCTCCTTCTACACCTTTTATATCTTTTATTGTTCTCTAATCTAATTTTCTCTTTATTTTTTGCATAATTTTGTTTATTTCGAAATGTAAGTCTTTCTTTGTATTCTTTAGTGTCTTTCACTTTTCTATAATGTTTCTTTTGGCCCTCTTTAGATCTTTCTAATGTATCTGGATTACTCCAGGTTAAAATAGAATGTACAGATACACCATATGCATCTTTGGTTTCTTGAATTGTATGCGTTTTGTAGAACTTCACTACTTCTTTTTTAAATTCATTTAAGTATTTCATTTTAATACTTTTTTGATCCTTTCTAAGTGTTTTGGATTTGTTATTATTGACATATAATTATCGTATTTTCTTTTTATGAACAAATCATTATCAGTTATGTTATTATAAAGATAATGTCCTAGCTTTATCGATTGATTAAACGAAAACATCATTTGATACCATTTAGATTTCTTGGTTTTATTTTCAACTTCATGTATACTTTTATTGGACTTTAAAATGTCTTGAAAGTGATCTGTTATAGTCTTCATAAAATTATATGAACCTGACACCAAACTTATGCAAAGCTGATTTCCTTTCATGATACATACACTTCCATCACCATCAACACATCCTCTAATAAAATGTCTTTTTTGTATTTCATTGAGTGACTTAAAGAACTTATCCACATTCATTGTTTGTGACTTCTTTCTAGTTAATCCTATAGATTTTAAGTACTCTATAAAGCCTTTATTATTAATATGCCAAGAGATTAATTTCTTTTCATATAATTGTCCTCCGAATTGGTCGTGTATTTTGTCCAATACGCCTCTATCTTCTTTCTTTAATGCGATATAAACATTGTATGATACTTTAGGACTTTTTTCTGTTGGATATGTAATACATCCATCTGTTGCAATTAGTCCCAATAGATAATAAAACGAATTATTGTCTTTTTGTTCTAAGATTTTAGATCCAATTGGGTCACTATATATGTATTTACATTCATTTGAGCAAAAGTTTTTCTCTAAAGGTTTTTCTCGATATATATCTTTACCACATTGTGTACATTTACATAATGTTCTATATGACCAAGATTTACCTGTATAATATTTTATTCTTCCATCTGATAGCTTTATTATTCGATATGGTTTTGATTCTTTATATAACTTATTTTGTTTCCAATATAATTTTTTACAATTAGGACTGCAAAAGCTTCCATGTTTAACGCGTTTTAAATCATATTTTCTTCTATACATTATATTGTTACAAAAAGAACAATTCACCTTGTATATAATATTATTCATATAATTATTTATGTTGTAGTACAAAAATATCACCTTTAAAGTTATCCACATTAAAGCAAAAAATAAAGGGATCCGAAAATCCCTTTATTGTTACATTTGTAATTAAAATTACATGTATTGAATTGTGCGTCCAACAGGTTGGAAACCGTCGTCACTGTCACGCATACCGCGAACTATAATGATATGGTAATATAGATCGGAACCGAATAGGTGATCCACAACACCATAACGAGTCATAATACCTACGCGTGGAGCGAAGTCATTAGGACCAATAGTTCTTTGTACCATCACGGGGATATACGGTGCATATACAATACCAGTATCATAGTATTCAGCACCTTTATAGCCCAATAGGCAATACTCTAACGGCTTGGAACGACGACGAGCTGGACCAAATTTGGTATCGTCATATTTCCTACCACCACCAAGGTATTGTGCATCTGTACGCGTATCACGATATACTGTGAAACGGCCACCTAAGTTACCGACTTTAGCTACACCAGTGGAACCAGTACCAACGGTACTATTCATAGGCATAATCTTGAACTCAGGAAGCATTTCAAGAATCGCACATACGCGCGGAGTTGCAATGATGAAGTTAGCTGCACCACGACGATTACGCACTGCGATGCGGTTAGCCTCTACAACAATCTTAGCATATAGATCACGATTACGTTCACCAAGCCAACGACCATCAGCAGATGCTGCATTCCAAATACTATATCCCTGACTCGGGCCAGCGTTTAGGGCTGCTTGGGCCATACGCATAACCATTTCACGGTCAATTTCAGCTTGGATTTCATAAGACATTGCATTGGTGATTTCGTTATCGATATCAATACCATTCATGTTCTTCAAATCTTGTTCCAACTCAACACTCCAACGAGCTGCAAGTCTGCGAGTACCAGCTTCTACAGCTGTTTTCTCGAAGCTGATTACAACTTGAGGAATATTTGAAGTGAACTCAAAGTTTTGAAGAATTTGTGCAACACCGGCGTCTTCTGGAAGCATATCAAAATCTGTACCTGTTACACCTACGCCCCCTAAGCCACTAAGCCCGGCTGACGAGGCGCCAGTATATGCGGTGTTAAGGTAATTATAACCTAATTCAGGACCTGTACCCGATTTTCCACGAGCCCAATTCGGGGTTGCAGACCCATGGGCTGATGTTTCACATAAATTGGTATTATATGTACCTTCTGCATTGTATTCCTTATCACTATCACTACAATTACGACCACCACCCAATGGGACGTTTTCGTACTTGTAACGAAGCGCAAATACTAAACCAACAGGACCACTCATAGGTTGAACACCAACGATTTCGTTTGTGATCAACTCAGGGAATGTACGGCGAATCATGGGGATAAGAACTTTAGGCAAACGGGCATCGCCGCCAGCGTAAAAATCTGATCCACCAGGAACTGCGCCACCCTGACCAGGCGCACCTGCCAATGAAGGACCGAAGACGCCACCATTACCAGCCATATTGGCTTCACGAAGGCACCATCTTTCTTGGTTTTCTAGCAAGATTGCAGTGTTAAGACGAGATTGCTCATCTTCAATTGCATTAACGTTTTTCGACTCATAACTCAAAATAGGATCCCACTTCTCTAACAAAGCGGATGCACGATCTTGATCAATATAAGCCGGACTACCTTTTATTACTCTACTCATATTTTATTTTCCTTCTTTTTTAAATTTATTTTCTTGAACCTAGGTCGACGCGACCCAAGGCTTCTAAATAACCGTTCACTGGATCATATGACCCATCAGATGTTGCATTGTCGCTAATTGATTCAAGAACTAATCTAGGAGTGGCAACTTGATTACTAACGGCAGCTTGTTGCGCTTGCTCTCTAATGACTTGACGATTATCGTTCTCTTCACGATTATACATCTCAACTACATAATTGAAGTTTTCCTTCACATATTCAGGGTTCTTATCCTTTAAGACCCTCATTATAAAGTTACGTTTCTCAGTTGGGAAAGAACTTGTATTCTTTTCCAAAATTAATGCGGTATGGGCTGTATTGAATTTCTTATTGATTTCTACATTTTCTTTAATGACCTTATTCAATTCAGCACGAAGACTATCTATTGTATCTTTACCGTCTTTCAAAGCTTCACGAACATTTTCGTTAATAAATGCCTTATCGACAGCAACAATTTTCTTAATTTGCTCTAACATTCTACGAGCTTGCGTATTTTCTGTTGCTTCGGCAATTTGACGTGCAGGGACAACCTTATCTAAATACAGCTCTAAATAATTACTAATTTCATCTGTAAAAGTTTCTCTAAACTTGACAGCTTCTTCTTGAATAATAGTATTATATCTACGAATAACTGTACGAAGCTTCTCTGCATGATCTTCATCAATTTTCTTAACAACATTAATCAACTTTTGTGAATGATCTTTATCAATAGTTTCCAATAGGTTTGTTAATTTTTGAGCGTGATCTTCATCTAACTGTTGAAGAGCATTTGTCACTTCCAATTCAACCCGTTCATTTACTTTTGCATTTACAGCTTGTTCGAAAGCTTCAACAATAGCTTGTTGGGATTCGACTGTAAGTTCTCCCCCACTACCAATATTTTTTAAAACTTCATTTATGTTCATAATATCTCCTAAACTATTTAACTAACATGAAACGGTTCGCTCCATATTTTTCAGGTTCTTCTTAATACGATTTTTAACCTTTTCATTGATAGCCATTTGTAGTGAATTATGTGCTTTGGAATAATCACGTTCACTCAAATTTCTAATAAATTCTACTAAAAACTTCCTATCCTTCATACAGATACTCCATTATTTTGATATTATTTACCCTTTTTATATAAATTTTATTCATTTTTTACATCGTTTTTAATGAATTAATAAATGACAATACCTGTTCTAACAAATATGATTCTTTATCACGTTTGGGTAATTTCGAGCAATTTTGTTCTAAATTTCTATGTTTTTCTTCTACCCATTCGCAAATAGAACCATCACATTTTAAAATCCATTGCTTAGATTCCAATATAGAACTAACATATGCATCCTGTACAGATGGATCATGAACCACATCCGTTGTAATTAAATGGAAATCACTAACTTGATTGACCCCGCCTCTTTCATCTAACTTGCCTAAAGCTCGACTGCTAATTCCTAATTTCACCCCGTCCATTAATAAACTTCGAACAACTTGGCCAATTGGATTACTTAAAATCTTACTTTCACCAATAAACATATTACCATCTTGTTTTAAATTAGTAATTAAATGACATGCTCTTTCCGGGTTAACTTCTACACTTGTGGGGTGATTCAATTCGCCAATACTTCTTTTTGTATCAATCATTTCTCGGGTATAACGATCTACCTCTTTGGTCATTTCGTTAAGACTATATATTCTTCCGTTCTTATTCTTTTTTTCGGCCATAAGATATGGGCCGCGAATAAATAATTCGCGAGGTTCGTTTCTATTTTTTTCCTCTTGAATAACATCCAATTCATAAGTTGGCTGTTCAATTAATAATTTTAATGGACTGTTCATAATCACTCCGATTTCTTTAATTATTTACCCATCTTTGTATGCTTTTTATAGTTATCTTTCGCCCAAAGTGGTTGTAAATTAGTATAATGAAAACATTTTCGTTGTTCTTGAGGATCTGTTAAGTTAAAACTACAACAAGGCTTGATATGATCTATATGCCATTTGTGTCTATTTTCCCAAGACATTCCGTTGACAAATTGGGATTCTAAATGTTCCTTTATTTGATTTGGTGTACACCCAATTAAGTCAAAAGTTTTGTCTTGTTTGCCGTTTTTTAACAATTGATATAAACGTGCTCGACATCTCATGGTTATAGCAAATATTGGATCTGATTTATACTTTTGTGAAACATAATCTTTGTGTTGTTCTATTATTTTGTCTTTATTTTGTCTATAATAATTCTGTCGTTTGAGCAATATATTGTTCTTGCTTTTAAGATACCATTCTTGGTTATACTTCTTTATTCTTTCCTTGTTTAATAAATAGTACTCTTTAGCTTTACCTCGTTTCTTACGGTTTTTATAATATCTTTCCTTACATCTTTTAATTACTTCTTGTTTATGCTTATCACTAATAGGTGTCCTTTGTGATTCTCCACAGTTTTTCTTCCATGTACACAGCATTGTTCCAGTAATGTTAAATTTCTTAAGAGTTGAGGTGAATCCAAACTTTTCTGCATAATTTAAAACGCCTTTTCTAAACTCTACGGTGTATTTGTTTCTAGACATTACTTAAATCTTTTTCGGTAATAATTAGAAATTTATAGTTATTTTTTGCACACCAATCTTTAGCATGGGCCCATTTGCATGTATTTGTAACCCACGCATTTTGTTCATATAATATAGTACTTGCTTTTTTATTACCATGTGATTGTGGTGGTATTGTTTGTTTATGGGGTTTTACTTCAATTATATAATTTTGAATACCTTTATCCGTTTTAAATACAACATTAAAATCTGGGTAATAACGGTGTTTAGTTAATTTACCTGTACGAATATTGGGTTTTTGATATGAAATGACTATACTTTCTGATCCCCATTCTAAAACTCTATTATTTGAATCCAACCAGCGCATGGCTTTCATTTCTAATCCGCTTCTATATATGATAGGATAAGCACCTTTATATTTTTGAGGATTTAATGGATTAAATATGCCTTGTTTATATGGTTTTCTCATGGCTTTCTGATTTGATAAAACTTTGTTTATATGCAGAAAATGTAGGGAAACCCGCTATTTTTGCTATTTCCTCCTGTTTACTGCTGCCGACTCCACTTGAACCAATCGATCCTAAAGCACGTTTCATTCCAGGTTGTAAATGTAATGCTCGTTTTGCATCTAATTCCCGTTGATGTTCTATGCTTGTTTTAGATGACAATTTTAAATAATCCGATGTTTTTACAAATTCGCTTGGGATTTTTTTTGAAACAGAACCTTGTTTGACTTCCCATACACAATTTTCAGGATCTATATTCATTTCTTCTAACATTTTAATAATTACATTATAATATCTTGCAAATCTTTTAGGATTCCAAACAGCACCATATGTCTCATTTGGCATTTTCCATATTCTACCAAAAATTTCCTTTATGTTGCGTGTGTTACGATATTTTGTTAAAAGACGATATAATTGTTCAGCACCAATATCGGATGTATCATCTTCAAATACAACACCAATATCTTCTTTTTTAAGACGATCTTTTAATTCATATAAAGAACCGTCTTTATATTTTTTAAATAAATAACAAATTCTTGCTACTTGTCCTAATAATTCAGTATGTGAATTTCTTGTATCACTGTTTTTTATGTTATAAATAATGACCTTTGATCCGTTTTTTTCCACCCCTATAAAGGAATGGGCGTTATATTCTGTAAACCCTAATCTAAGTACATCCGGGTGTGAATCAATTACAATAGCATCAGGATCTTCTGTTATTAATGATTCTTTTAGTCCATAAGGATCAACAAATTTTTTATATTTGGCATAAAAATCTTTACCTGTTTTATGCGCAATATCACCTTGTTTACTACTACCACCAGAATATGTTTTGCCTAAAGCGCGTTTCATTCCCGCCTGTATATGTAATGCCCTTTTATTTGCTAAAACTTTGCGTTCTTCTTCCGAACTCTCATGACCTAAGTATTCATCTAAAGATACAAAGTCCCATTTACAGTTGTCTGCAGTAAACCCCATTTCTTCAATAAATTCTATAACAAGATCAATATATGGAGCTATTTCTTCAGATGGTTCCCAAAATGATAAATATCCCTTTCCTTTTATATTCCAAAGCCGACCAAATAATAAATTTTTTTCTCCATGAGATTTTATAGTTTTAATTTGATCACCTGTAAGGCGTCCAACACCTTCGTGATCAATGCAAGTTACTTTGTTAGATCGATTTGTAAATACATAATCATCTATTAATTCAAGATGTTCCATCGGTTTATCAATAAAAAATAAAAATGGTAAACCCGGGCCTTTACATATTATAAACGGCACACCTATTTCATAATAATAATAAGTTTCACCGTCTACACTTATTACGTCTGCACCCTCATGTAATATAGATTCTGTAAACCCTAATCTAAGTACATCCGGGTGTGAATCAATTACAATAGCATCAGGATCTTCTGTTATTAATGATTCTTTTAGTCCATAAGGATCAACAAATTTTTTATATTTGGCATAAAAATCTTTACCTGTTTTATGCGCAATATCACCTTGTTTACTACTACCACCAGAATATGTTTTGCCTAAAGCGCGTTTCATTCCCGCCTGTATATGTAATGCCCTTTTATTTGCTAAAACTTTGCGTTCTTCTTCCGAACTCTCATGACCTAAGTATTCATCTAAAGATACAAATTTTCCATAGTCATTGATTATCTCACCATCTGATGATCTTTCTAATAATTCCCATTTACAGTTGTCTGCAGTAAACCCCATTTCTTCAATAAATTCTATAACAAGATCAATATATGGCGCTATTTCTTCAGGTGGTTCCCAAAATGATATATACCCCTTTCCTTTTATATTCCAAAACCGACCAAATAATAAATTTTTTTCTTCATGAGATTTTATAGTTTCAATTTGATCATCTGTAAGGTGCCCAACACCTTCGTGATCAATGCAAGTTACTTTGTCAGATCGACTTGTAACTACATAATCATCTACTAATCCAAGATGTTCCATCGGTTTATCAATAAAAAATAAAAACGGCAAACCAGGGCCTTTACATATTATAAACGGTACACCTATTTTATAATAATAATAAGTTTCACCGTCTACACGTATTGTGTCTGCAACCTCATGTAATATAGAAGATGAAATGTTGTGTAATTCATTAAAATTCATATAATTATTTAGGGGGCGTGGAAAGGAAATTGTGATATCTATCAAGCAATTCCTCCTTGTTGATAGAACACCTAATCCATTTCTTTTTGTTCAATTCTGACGAAGTCATAGCCAAATTAACAGGAGAAGATGTGAACAACCAGTGGCTAAAGCGCACTGGCTTCAATTTAGAGCTTTAAGGCGCTCAAGGTGGATTCACTGCCACAGATTAACCTCTTCAGGGTACCGAAACGTTCAGTTTTATATCTTCTAGGCTTTCACCTCATCCATATACCGAAAGATATATGTTGTTTATACCTATAATTATTTATGCTAACCAGCTAAATTTTCTTGCTTTTTTAGCAAAATAATTTATATTAATAGGTATGAAAGGTTTACGAAATTCATCCATAGGCTAAAGCGCTATGGCTTTCTTTCGTAAGATATTGTAAATAGGCCAGAACAGGCGCCCCAAATATCTGTAACTTATTCTGTATCAACCTATGAAGAACTTGTTGGGGGAAACTTCTCCATGTTTGTCTAATAATTCTTCTTCTAATCTGTTCTTTTCTTCTAATCCTTGTGCACCAACTTCTGCATTAATGGTACCACCACCAAAAAGCTGTACACTTCCAAATTTTCCACGAATATGGCCTAAAGTTATCTTAGTAAGTGCAAGTGCATAGAAAAATACCCACCGCTCTGAAATTATATCCTTGATGGCCCTTTCGACATATGCCCCGATAACCCCAACGAATCTTTGCCCGCTTGTCGGTTCAGGTATTAATCGTAAAATTTGGTTCTTTTCATCAAATGAATATCTACGTTTAAGTGCAAACATTTTTTCGCGTGTGTCTATCCAATCTTTAAGGATATGCCAAGTTACCAAATCGAACCCATAATTTCCCAGAACATAACTGAAATATGTTTGTTGTGCAAAGATGTACTCCATGCTAAACAAGAAATCGCCGCCTGCATGGCCACCTTCATCAAAACTCCAAATATCAATTACTTTACGGTAACTATCTAGATCATAATCTTGTAATAATATATTATGTTCTGTATATTTAGATTGTTTATTGCTCACTCGGGGTTCTAATTCGCGCATACAATATAATTGTGTAAATAAATCGTCCATTTTTACACCAACACCTGGCTTATAAATATTACTATCAAACACTAAAAATTCTTCAGTATAACCGGCATATTTTGTATACCATTCAATAGCTTGATCTATAAAGTCCACTATTTGTTCATCACATACTTCTACCTGTACTACTGGCCAACCTAATTGCATTTTAATACGTTGAATAAGATCCGCATATGTTTTAATCTTGGAATTTAAATTTGTACTTCCCGCGAATAGAATTTGTGATGTTTCATTATTTAATGTAGGTGATATATTAAGTAAGGTATTGACGTTTATACTACTTTGTGGAAGAGTTTCTGTAAATGGATAAACTTTTGAATAAAAATATGTTGGTATGCCGTATCGTTTATTATTAACAGATACAACATAGAAATATCCCGTACTAGTTAAATCAGATACTAATGTGGCGTTTTCGAACTCTAATCCTATATCCATAGATGTATCTAATTGTTTATCTATCTTAAATATAGGAAATGCAAATGCTCCTGGATTACAACCCTCTGGGCGGGGGCCAGTTGTAAGAGCAACACCTATTCTTTCTGATGGTAATGGTGCATCATCTGCTTCATTTATAACATATGAATCACCATGTGCAACAAAAGTTCCATTGCCTATATCTACCTCTACATATGGAAGAAATTCCATCTCCGGAAAGGACCATTTAAATGTGTATAATGGAATCCCGACTAATATATGATTCAACTTTGTTATCAAAAATGTTTGTGTTGATGTCGCTGCGGACACCATAGTAGTAGTATTAATATAAACTGTCTTATTCATATAAGTATTTATGGTTAATTCGGTAAATTAGGTATTAATTCCCATGGTAAACTCCAAGATGTCCCATCACCTGTACAATTTTTAATAGCTTCAAAGCCGGTTTGTAATAATAATGCATCAGATGCATCTGTAGGTTCACTTGTTCCTGTTATCCTACGGTTAATAAAATATTGTGCCACGCTAGTTTCGGTTACATTTCTATTAGTTTCTGCACCTGGGCCGAAATGTTGCTGTAGGACCCATCGAAAAATAGCGGCTTGTTGGGAGATTTGCTCTATTTTCTCCATTTTTACTTGTTCTTCTCTTTCTAATCTGGAATTTATTTCATCATCTGTTTCAAACACTGTTCCATCTGTACAATAATATCTTTTATTATTATATTCTCTATAATATAGACTATTATCTTTATCTAGTTCTACATTATGATCATCAAATCTCATAGTTCTATTTTTAATAAAGAACGGATCTGGATTTCTAGTTAAATGATTTGGCTCATATATGAAATCAAAACCGTAACATGTTACACTGATTATCAATAATGCTGATATTAATTTGATTATTTTCATTTTATTCCTCTCATTCTGTATCTTTTAGCATTTGGTAGTAACTAATTATGACATTATTAGTTCCAGGTGACAATTTTTTAACTATACTGTTAGTACTATTAGCAGAATTTATAGTTATCTCATAATTAGAAAGGTTAGATTTATATTCATTTGGATAACTAAGGGTGCTTAAATTAATTGCATTTAGTACTGGTGCTTGATTTGTTGCTTGATTATAAAACGTTGCAGAAATTCTTAATGGTTCAACATGTTCATAATCAAGATAGCCACTATATGCAAAATATCTCTGTCTATTATATCGATTATTATTAATTGCCATAGAGATAGTTGAAATCTCATTTGTATAACTAGGTTCCATTACATTATTTGTATTTCTATAATACCAATCGTCTCCTATTTTGCTTACTACTGTTCGCCATTTGATTGGTGTATGATATGTATCATATATTGACCATTCATTTGTTTTTGTGTTTAACATATAGTAAATAAAGTTGTTGTTTTCACCAATATGGATATCTTGTAATTTGTTTATTGCATTAGTGGTCGGTTGAATTATTATAGTATATGATTTATTAAGTAAACTGTTGTCTATCCACCCAATGGACTTGTGGATATAATTGCCCCCCACTGCTCCATACGC